AGTTGGGAGACATTATAAGAATGTTAGAGCCAGGCACTAAAGACACGAGCTGTCCGATAATGTTGGCTATATATGTTTTGCCTTGCCTCCGAGAAACGGCGGCAGAGACAAAACGATACTTGGGGTTGTTAATCGCGTTGATAATCGCTATCTGCGAAGGCAACGGTTTGACGTTCAATAGGTTCAAATATGGACCTATTGGGAGTTTTAAGAACTTTGCCTCAGACCCTAATTCAACTATTTCTTCGGAGATTATGTCTCTCCGACTTACTTCGACTGCCATATATTAATCTTCTTTTTTCAGTAGTGTCCAGATTCCATAGCCTAAACCAAGCCAGGCTATCATTTTTGCTAAACCACCAAACAGTATTACTGATCCGCAGATTCCTATTAGCATAGCGCCATCCCAAGATGTACGCTCTTTTACTAGTAAATTAAGATACTTCATGTTGGGTGCCTCTCTTTTTATGTCCGTTCCAAGCTACGAAACCTGCAAGACGCAGTGTCCAGTATGCGAGGTAGTTTAATACTTTAAAACCATTGACTTCAATACAGATGTCACGGAACAAACCGTCCATATGCTTCTGATCTTTGTAGCCAATAGTGCTTCCGTCTTTCTTCATAAGAGTAGCATACTTATAACCGTAGTCATGTACTAAGCCTCCCATAAGTAATACTCCAACAGGAGATAAGAAAGTAGCTAAAAATTTAGGAACAGAGGCTCCATCAAACTCAAAACCTTCAGGAACTTTGTACTCTTCTCCGTCAATGCTATAGTGAAAGTCTTCACAGATTACCCATTTACGGCTGCCCATTAACCACATAAGTATGCCTTTGAAAAAACCTTTGTCTTTTGTTGCAATCGGTACAGGTTGCATCTTAGGCATATCAGGATACTTAAACTGAATTAAATCTTCTTCTTCTTTGTCAAACTTGTTTACTACATATCCAATAAGTACCAATACTACGAGTACTGTCCATTGCCAGAAAGTCATTGCTAAATCAAGTAACATTTCCATTATTTCCTTCCTCCTACTGCTTCTTTGGCATAAAATGCCGCTACAATTGCGGCTACCGATACGAAGTAAGTAGGTGCCATTGATCCTAATGTTTTCTGGGCTTCATCTAAACCCGCAAGACTGGCTAGTACTACTGCGAAAGGGTATAGTAGCATTCCTGCTAGTGCGAACCATGCCATGTTACGTTGGGCATCTCGCATAGCATCGGCATCTTCTAGTTCCTTTCTTTTTGCGTCCATGTACATCTTATGTTCTTCGGTCGATACAGCACCGTCTCCATTAGAGTCTGCTGGATGAAATTCTTTATCTACCATTTTACTTTATCCGCCCAATATGCTGCAGACATTTTGCCTCTAGCGATATTCTTGGCGTGTCGTGCTTTGAAAGACTTACGTTTTGCTTTCATTGCAGCGGACTCACCGGCCTTCGGCTTCCCTGCCGTTGAAGCTCCCTGCTGGCCAAACCTTATTGTCTTCACTTTGCCCCCTACTTTGGCTACTACAATGTGGGACTTCTTTGCGTGTCCTGGGGTTCGTTTAGGCTTGTTGTAGCCGGATACTTTTGCTCTAGTAAGTCTTGAGTCTTTTTTCTTTTTCTTCACAGCCATTGTTACGTCCCCTTAACAAGACGTGTAATTTTACTTACTAACATCTTAATTGCTGTGAAGTGTGCCCATCCGTAGCCATAAATAGCGTGGAAAGTATGGTTCTTTTCAATTTCTGCTTTACCACCAAACTTACGAGTCCAGTTATCAACATATTCGCCTTTGTACTTTAGTACTGCATGAGAAACTTTCCACTTGCTTGGACCAACACAGCAAATACCTGCTTGGTGAGTAAGAAGCATCCACCACATCTTAAAGTGGCTTTCTCCGCACAGTCTATAAAGAATAGATAAAGAGTAGTCTTCACAGTCCCCTACAAACTTTCCGTTTTTATCTTCGGAGTGAATAATCTTCCAAGCATCTGCCATGCCGTACTGCTCTTTGTCAAGACGATATTCCCACTTCGAAGTAAATTGTGCTACAATTTTGTCCCTATTTACTAATTCCTCTCTTCTCATTCTGCTAGGTTCCACTCGGTCTTTTCTTTAACCGGCTCTTCGTCTTCTTCGACGCCCTCTAAAATTGTATCGCACTCGCAAGGGGCACATTTACAACCCCAGCAACCACAAAAAGGTTCTTTATAACCTAAAGACTCTTTTGCCTCTTCTTCTGAGCTGAAAGCTTGAATATCTTCACCGGGCGTATTTACATACCAAGTACCTCTTTTGTTATAAATCTCACTCATATTACTTACCCCTTTTTTTGCCTTTTCTAGGCTTCTTCTTTTTGGGTCGACCAACTGTTGTACCGTATGTTCCTCTACCTTTTGGCATAATATTTTCCTTAACCGAGGGCGTTTACTAAAGTAACTAATACGCCTGCTAGGAACAAAATTACTGTTCCGCCTATACCCATCATTCGTGATTCTATACGCTGGAGACCTGTCTCAACATCTGTTAAACGCTGAAAACAAGTCTTCCAACGCTCTTCGCATTGAGTTTCGTGAGTAGCTTGATCCAGTTCTAGTTGAGATATCTTTGGGAGCAATTCTCTAAATTGTACTGACTCATACTTTTCATTATTCAGTTCCATTGAGTAGTTTTTCCATCAGCTTACCATAATTACCTTGTCCAAAGGGAACAGCTTCATTAATCTGTACATTGGTTTGGTTTTTGATATTGCTGCTTTCGGCTTTAGCAAGATCTGCCTGCGCCTTGATTTCGTCAATTCGCATTTTATGAGCCATTTGTAATAAATCCGCTAAGTCTTTACTGGAGTAGACACCAGATTCCTGGGCTTCTTCAAGTTTAGATGCGATCATTTCATCTAACAAGGAACCGATGTTGTTCTTGTTTCGGTAGCCCATGTCTAAGTACACTGTGTCAATGTACTTCTTTACTTCTCGTTTGTTTAAAACTTCAACTACCTGTGTTTCAGGTACCTGCAAGTACTCGCATACACCTCGTATATTCCCGTACTGAAGATAACTATTCGCTATTTCAAGTCCCTCTGGAGAGATTGTGGTTAATTCTTTTGCCATGATTCAAATTATACTCATTTAGGGTTGTTTTGTCAAGAAACTTTTTTCTCAGGTTAATCTGCAAGCGGGTTATCAAGTGCTCTTTGAAGTTTCTTTGTGAGACGGTCTTCTAGGTCTTTCATATCTCGGTCCGTATCGGATTTTAAAGAGTCACGTTTATTTTCAAACCTGTCGTTTGCTTTGTCGATCATTACTCGTACCTTTTCTTCTGATTCACGAACTTGATCTTCAACTCGGTCTGCTTGTTTTTCGATAGAAATAATGTCATCTCTTAACCCTGACTTAATATCACGAGTATATTCGATGGCTTCATCTAGTTTTGTTTCTATAACGTCATTGCGCGCTTCGATAGCACCTACATCAATATTCTGCACAATTTCTTTCATATCCATGTAGTCTTTGTAGAACTCGAAAGTAGCCCAAGATGCCCCACCGAGTGTTGAAAGGGCTGTAAAGAGCACAGCTGCTTTTCCACCTTTAAAAGTCATGCCTGCAAATTCAAATTCTGCCATTATTCCACTTCCTCAATTTCATTTACGAAACTTAAATTCCTGAGATTTTGAATCTCTTGTTTTAGCTTTTCAACTTCCATCCTTTTAACTTGGAGCTCTAACTCATACAGCGTGTTGCAATTGATGCGTTCTTTTGGCCCTCCGATGGGAATATTTATCTTAGCGTATACTCCCACATCTGAGACTTGGTTTTTAGGAACCATTGTAAAATCGATAGGATCATTGTTGTATAAGTTGTTATAAGGGCTACCAGTATCACTATTAATGAACCCGACCACTCCAAACTCAAAATTAGTTGCAGATCCAATCGCATTCTGGCATTCAAAGTTCCCAGCACGTATCCTATCCTGAGCATAAGTTTGTGGGGAGGACGGCAAATTCAAATTTAAGGAACTTGCCTGTCCCCAAACCTCAAAGCTTGCACATAATAGTACTAACGTTAACAAATTTTTCATAATATCACTTGATCTTTGAACAAATCCTTGATGCTATAATTGATGGGTCTTTTACGATGCTTAATATCTTTGATTTGGAACAGATGTAGTACGCCTGGTCTTTATCTTTTTTATGTAAGTATACCTCGACAATCTTTTTGTCGAGGTATTGTACTCTTATAAGTTTTGGTGAAGCTGCAAAAGGTACTTTTTTCCATTCTTTAGTAAATACGCCAACAGAGTAATAATTTATCTCTCTCCTACTGTTAAACAACTCCATTTTGGTAGTATATACTCCAGTAATGTGAGAAGGTTTAAGCTTTGGATATGTTGGAGTCCATTGGTGGGCACTTGCGTACCCACCATTGAGGACTAGAATCAATATGACAAGTGCTCGCATTACTGGGCAATACACTCCGCCGTTACAACTGCTGAGTAGGCTCCCGCTGGAAATGCTTTGTTAAAGCCATAAGTTACTTCAGAAGTTACGTCGAACCATACGCTTCCTGCAATACTAAGAGGGAACTCGCTGGTGTTGTTATATACTACTTTATTAGTATTAAACGCAGACATACCTGCATCTGACATTTGATTAGCAACAGTAGAGCCTACCCAATTAACGGTTTCGGCACCCAGAGAAGGACTGGAAGCAAAACTTATTGGAGTTGTAATTCTTGCGTTATAGGCACTCGCTGTAATAATATCATAGCGAATTATAGGAAGTACTCCGCCATTGGCAGAGGTAGTACTTAGTTTAGTTGCGGAGGGGTTACCATAAACACCGTTTGTGTCTGTAGTAACAATGCACTTAGAAGCTACAGTACCTGAAATAGGAGTCGTTGCTATAGCGACTACGGGGGCGGCCATTAGTGTAGCCAGTATGATTAGTTTATTTTTCATAATTTAAATAGTTCCTAGTGCTGTGAGGCACCCTTTTGATATTTATTTATCATATTGGAGATCTAACATTTCTTGGTGCTTACGTTGTTGAGCTAATCCAACTCGTAACGCTTTCCTGTTTTGAGGAATTTTCCCATCTTTGAGAAAAGGTGCATCCTCATAAGTTCCTCCTCCTAAAGATGCATTATAGGAGGAAGGTATGTAATTTAGTGCAAACAATGCTTGCTCTTGTGTTGAGGCTGCATCAGTCATCATTGAGATATTAAGACCTCCAAGCAATTTCTCAAGGTCTACTTTAACTTTTTTTAGTTTCTTCTTACGGTTGTACTCTTCTTGTTCTTTTTGTTGATCCCGCTTGTACTGCTTTTCCATCTCTAAACGTAAGAATTCTTCTTGTTGAGGGTCTACGTATTCTTCTGGTAGTATTTCTGCTAAAACATAGGGTGCTTGGTAGCCCTCGCAAGAAGGGTCTGTTTGTGGGTCGAAGCAAGGATCATACTTATAAGTATAAATTACAGAAGGATCTATTACACTTCCTATGCCTTCAATTTCTATCGAACCAGTGCCCCAGTAATCTATAGGAATCGCTCCTACAGGTATTGTTTTATAGATTGTGTTGCCTTCGAGCCCAGACCAATCATCTGTTTCTCGAAAGATATAACCATCTCCTAAAGCATTCTCGTTTTGTACATGGACGAGCATCGGATCATCAATATTTTTCACTGCCGTATAACGATAAATAACATTCCCCACAGTAAGCCCAGCTTGCTGCGGTAGAATGTTTTGCATTACCCAGTTGTACCCAAAGCTAGCAGCATTTGTAGTGCTGCCGAAAACTTCCTCAGAGTAAGAGCAAGAGGAGTAAACTAGCGACACCGCCAGTAGCCCAAAGTGTTTGTTTAGTAGTTTCATCCATACTCTCCTCTTTTTCTTTTTCTACAGGCTGATCTGCAGTGTGAGTTTCCCAGCCAGCCTTTGCTGCCGGTCCAATGAGACCATCGTAAGGGCAAGGCGTTCCTGCCATTAACATTGCGTCAAATACACGCTTGTCTTGACACATTACTGATACTGCTGCTACTTTCATGCCCATATCGTAAAGAGTCTTCGCATTCTTCAACTTCTCACAATTCATGTCTCTCATAGTAGTACCCATTGAGATACCAAGTATCTGGGTCTGTACTGCACCCGCAACTCCTACCGTACACAAGTCCGAGTTTGATATATTCATCGTCGGAGTAATTGCGGAAGCAGGTGGAGACTTTAACGTAGTAGTTGAAGTAGTGTTTACGTCACTTCTCGTCGTACTATCAGTAGTAATTACGTCTCCAGGAGCTACCGTAGTGTCATCCTGTGCGTACACTGACGCAGCCGATAGAAGCGCAAAAATAATAAAAAATCTTTTCATGTAAAGCCTATTGATGTAAGTTAGTTCAGTCTTGATTATTCTTCCATTATACCCGAGGTAGGAAACTTTGTCAAGAACTATTTTTCCATGCTGGTAGTAACAAACTACAGGAAGCTGGGTTTAGTAGGCCACGGAGTATTTGCTACACTATCAATATCCGCAATTGTAATGGAAGCGGGTAAGTTTCTTAGTGCTACTCTATAGTTCCGGGCCTCAGTCTGTTGAGACTCGCTTAGAGGAGAGTCACTAGATATTGTCCAATCGGACAACATCAAGAGATAGCTTCTCTCTTTTCTAATATCTTCCAGTAATGAATGAGCGTTCCACGTCCACGCTCCTTCTTCCCAGATGGCATACTTATTGGGTCTAACGGTTCTGTCATCCCATTGTGATGTACTATAATTCCACGCTTTTAAACTATGGAAAGTTCCTACGTCCTCTAAAGCGGACATATAGTGTACACAGTATAAGCCTACCTCTGCATCTATTGCTCTATCTGTGGGATTAACTCCCTTGGCGAGCCTAATCTCTGTGATGTCTCCATGTGTGTTTATATACATAAGATAATGTATCATACTGATCCTCCTTCTGCTAAAAACTTCGGGGTGAAGTTTGGTAAATTAATATTGAATGTCGCGC